TCTGTGCAAGCCGACGCGGATGTTTCCGTGCAACGGGCAACCGTGATGATCCGATATCGAAGTGACGTGACAGAAGCATGGCGCATCCTAAAAGATGAGGTTGCTTGGAAGATTATATCCATCGACCAGGTGCGCGATCGTAACCGCTGGACCGAACTGCGCGTGGAATCTGTGAAAGGTACGGTGGCATGAAAGGCAAAATGTCATTTAAAGGCCTTAATACATGGATGGAAGATTTAGTGGCTGCTGGCCATAATGTGGATCAAGCCGTTACCGAGTTACTACAAGACGAAGAGCCGTACCTTGAAAACGAACTGCGCGATAACCTGCGACGCACATCCGAGCAATGGACTGGCGAAACAGGAGCGACCATTAATGTTAGTGGTGTGAAAAAAGAAGGCAATACGGTTTTTATTGAAGCTACTGCAGGCGGATCCGAAGCTCCTCAGGCGCACTATAAAGAGTTTGGACGAACACGACAGGTCGCTGAACCATTCTTTCGCCCGACATTTCGCGGTCATCTGTTGAAGAACAGACTTAAAGCGGGCATGAAAAATATTATGCAAAGGTTCGGGCTCAAATGACCACTATCTTTGAGCGGGTCGAAACAGCTCTTGCTACCATTTCTCCAGCTGTGCCTTTTGCCCTCGCGCCATACAAAGGCGCGCTGCCAGACATGTACATCGTGCATCAGCTGATCAACTCATCGCCTGAAGAGCACGCAGATAATGCAGAGGCAGAGCGTTCCTACTCGGTGCAACTATCGATTTACAGCATAGCGGGGTTGGCCTCCCTGCCCGATGTGGATACGGCCATGATCGCTGCTGGTTTTCAAGTTGGTAATTTCCGCCAGATCCCGCAAGACCTGCAAACAGGCCACTATGGGCTGGCAAAAGACTATGTCTATTTTGAAACAAAGGAGTAAGCAATGGCAAATGAATTAGAAAAAAAAGTAGTCGTTGGTGTGGATAAGGCGTATTTTGCGCTCATCACAACGGACGATGAAACTGGATATGTGGTGGGATCACCACAACTTCTGTCTCCCACAATGGAGCTGAAGAGCACGCCAGCCAGCGCCAGTGAAACACTGTACGCTGACAATGGGCCTAACGACAATGTCGCGGCGGAAGGTGAAACGGATATCGAAATCACCTCTCCAAACTTTGCCGAGTCGGTGGTTGCTCAGTTGAAAGGCGCAACGTATGACAGCGCCACAGGCCGCGTGTTCGATAATGCGGATCCGTCCCAGGCTCCGTATTTTGCGCTTGGATATCGCTTCAAAAAGTCCAATGGACATTATCGCTATCGTTGGTATCTCAAGTGTCGTGTAGAACCACCTGGTGAAGAGGCGCAGTCTCAAAGCAACGCGGTCAATTTCAAGCCGCAGACCTTGAAGATCAAAGCGCTTAAAACTATTTACCAATTCGATCTGCTCGGCGATGGTTCTTTGATGGACGGCGTCAAACGTGTACATGGCGATGAAGACGCGGATAACTTCTCTGCGACAACCTGGTTCGATGCGGTGCAGGTCCCTGTGGCTGGCACGCCTGCAGCGTTCACCCTCACGACGTCGCCTGTTGACGGTGCGACTGGCGTGGTCGTCACAGCCAATGTGGTGCTTACCTTCAGCAACGCTCTCGCGGGTGGGGCAGAGGACAGCATCGTGCTGGTTCGCTCCGATACACAGGCCGCGATTGCCTGCACTCGTACGATCAATTCTGCGCGCAAAGTCGTCACGTTGGATCCCGTTTCCAGCCTGACAGCCGCCAAGACCTATTTGGTCATCATCCCAGGCGTGACCGATATTCATGGTCAGACTTTGGCCGATACCGTGATCGACTTCGCTACAGCCTAAATTTAAGAAGGTGACAGTCATCCAAGTGGATGACTGTCACCTGAAGCAGGAAGGAACCTTGTATGGCAGATAAACCAGCAACTAACGCAATCACTCTCAGCCTTTACAAAAAAAATGAATTAGTTCGAGAGCTGCATCAATCGATTTTACCGTGGGGCATCCTAGAGCTTGCAATGGAGCTTCAGGAAGAATTCAGCGGCATTCAATACGATGAAGACGGAAAAGTCGTCGCTGAAAGTATGAACAAAAATCAGATGACAAGGCTCACAGATTTTGTCATCTACATCTTTGATGACGATGTGACCGCCGAAGAATTGAAGCGTTGCGCCAGCGTGCAGGATGTTTTCGCAGTGTATACGCAGATCTTTGCGATGGTTGGAAACATTATGCAGGCAAACCCTACGATCGGGCAGGCATTGAACAGGCAAGCGAACGAGAAAACGAAGCCGAAGAAGCCAGCCCAAAAATAAAGAATTGGGCGCGCAGGGTCAAGTACATACTTTTAGATACTGGCAAACTTGGTTCTTTGCGCGACATTGAAATGACTGATTTTCGAAGCGTGCTGCACTTTATGCAGGAATATCCTGGCTTGAAAAACGAGCAGCGCGATCCGAAACAATATGTACCAGGTGATATGACGGATTTTGCGTAAAACATTATGGGCGAAGCTGTAGAAAAACTCTCAGGCAAGTTAGGCGTTGACACCACCGACTTCAAGACCAACATAGCGGCGGCGAACCGTGAACTGCGCCTATTAGAGTCTGGCTTCAAATCAAACGTCGCATCGCTTGGCGAATGGTCGAAAACATCCACGGGCATGGAGTCTCGTATCACGACACTCACAAGCAAGATTGAGGTTCAAAGTTTGAAGGTTGCTGCTCTGCGCGAAAACTTTGAACGGATCCGTGACGAACAAGGCGAGAACAGCCGTGCGGCCAAAGAGGCGGAAATCTCGCTAAACAAAGAGACTGAGACGCTCGGCAAAATGGAAGCCGAGCTATCTACTTCGCAAGCAGCGCTGCAAGACCTCAGCCAGGCTGAAGACGAAGCGGGCAGCAGCGCGGATGAGGCAGGCGGCAAGGTCACATCGTTCTCGGATGTGATCGGTGGAATTGGCCCCATTGTAAAAGGTGCCATCACGGTTGTAGCTGGCCTTGCGGTTGCGGTTGGGGCCATTAGCGCGGCAATCGGTGGTCTTGTTTTCAGTACAGCCGATACATCTGCTCAACTTGTTGATCTTTCTGCGAAGACAGGTATATCAACCGAACGACTGCAAGAACTGGATTACATCGCTGGGCAGGTGGGGACATCACAGGAGACGATCACAGGCTCACTAGCGCGGCTCGTGCGCTCGATGTCTGGTGCTCAGACGCAATACAGCGACTATGCCACAGCGCAGGCCGAAGCTCTGGCCAAGGGTGAAGAGTTCGACGGCCAGCTTGGTGATAATGCTGCGGCATTTGATCGGCTGGGTGTAAAAGTCATAGATTCCAGCGGCAACCTGCGCGACAGCGAAGCCGTGTTTGCAGACTTGATCACTGCCCTCGGCAAGGTACCAAATGAGGCGGAGCGTGATGCGCTCTCGATGTCCATTTTTGGCAAATCGGCGCAGGAACTTAATCCGCTGATCAAAGCAGGCACGGGAGAGCTATCACGTCTCGCAGAGGAAGCTCATAACGTTGGCGCGGTCATGTCTGATGAGAATGTTGCAGCCTTCGAAGCGTTCGATGACACGCTCGCCAGTTTGAAAGCTGGTTTACAAGGCACGCTCGGCACGCTAGCAAGCGCATTCCTGCCAGGCTTTCAAGCGGTCTTTGACCAGGCTGGCGGATACCTGCAGCAATTCAAAGGTATTGTAGACGGCTCAGGCGGCGACATTGGCAAGATTGCCACTGGAGTCGGTGGGCTGATCACTACCATTATCAGCGACGTGGCCGCGCAGGTCCCTCAGTTGATGCAGACAGGTATGACCATTCTCATGTCTATTGTGGATGCGATCCTGCAAAACCTGCCGATGATGATCTCCACGGGTGTTGAACTGCTGCTCAAGTTAGTGGATGGATTGGTTACAGCCCTACCTACTTTAGTGCAGGCTGCGCTTCAAGCGATCGTAGCATTGGCTAATGGACTCACACAGGCATTGCCGACCCTGATACCGACCATCGTACAGGTCATCCTCACGATCGTTCAAATATTGGTTGAGAACCTGCCAATGCTCATCGATGCCGCATTGCAGCTGATCCTGGCATTGGCGCAGGGTTTGATCGCAGCTATCCCGATATTGATCCCAGCAATTCCTGTCATTGTACAGGCAATACTTGATGCCTTTATTCAAGCACTGCCAATGATAATCACTGCGGCTCTGCAGCTTGTCAATGCATTAGCGCTTGGGCTCTTGCAAAATATTCCTCTTATTCTTACTGCAGCTGTTCAACTGATCGCCGTCATTGTTGGATATCTTTATAAGGATGCTCCAAAGATGATGTGGGACGCTGGCTCAAATTTAATCAAGGGAATGTGGGAAGGCATCAAAAATAATTTTGGATGGTTAAAAGATAACTTTGTTGCCGAAATGCTGAAGGTTGTCGCGGCCGTAAAAAACGCAATGGGTATCCACTCGCCGTCTGATTTGCTTGCCGATGAGGTTGGAGAATTCATGCCGCCTGGTATTGGCAAGGGCTTTGATAAAGCTATGCCTGCACTACATCAGCATTTGACTCGATCCATGATGGGGCTTGCGAATGACGTCAGCCAGGCAGCAGCTCCGCAGATGGGCGTATCAGCTTCAGGCGGGGCTGGAAGCGCCTCGCAGATCAACATTGGCGACATCATTGTTCATGTGCCAGGTGCCACAGCTACACCTCAGCAAGTCGCTGTAGCTGCTGAAAATGGCGTGCTGGCTGCTCTACGTGCTCGAGGTTTGAAATAATGTATCGACTGACTCGCTTTGCAACGATCGATCTACAGAAATACAACCAGGTGGACACCATTGGTACTGGCTCCACGCCGACCGCATATCAGGTCTTGCCAGAAGGTGGCGCACTGGACCTGTTTAGCGATCAACAGAAGCACCCTGGCACAGTCGAGCGCAGTAAATCCATGCGGTTGACCGCATCAACTGAAGCCGCTGTGGAAGCATTGTATTTTCAACTAATTGCCCTGCGCGGCAGGCGGGAACGTTTATATCGTCAGACAGCCAGCGGCGATATCCATTGGCAGTATGCGCGCCTGGTAGAAGTCACTGCAGAGCGCAGCTACGAACAAACAAAGTACAAGCGCATTCAGGATATCTCCCTACGCTTTATCACGCAGGAAGCATTCTGGCGTGGCGATTTTGGCGGCGTGTGGACGTTAGATGCAGGCGAGTATCTTGACGCAGGCCTTGCTTATGATAGCGGAGAAACATATCCGCTCACAACTAGCCCAACCACATTTACTGTCTCCATTGGCACGGACGCAGGCAGAGCACCGATCCGTGCAGTGCGCATGAGTATCAAGGCAGGCGCATCCAGCATGAGCGCAGTCACAATCGCGAGAGCAGGTGGCGAGTCTATTACGTTTAGCGGCACGATCCTTGCCAATAAAACGCTGGTGATCGATACAGGCACTATGCAAGTGCTCAACGATGGAGTCGACGCCTACAATAATTTGACGCTTTTGCCGACCGCCGATCTGGCGTCATGGTTTGTATTTGTGTCTGGCAATAACAATATCACCGTCACGTTTACCGGTGGTGGAACGGGCAAAGAGATATCTTTCTCCTATTATGAGGTTTGGTACTAATGCAGATCCGTAATTATTGGGTAGATATTGAAAACAGTAGTGGCGCACGTGTGGGGGCTGGCCCGCTGCGCGCTGCGCAATTTAACACCACAGATAAGCTTTCTGCCTGCGGCGGATTTTCGTTTGTCGTCTCTGCATCTGATCCCAATTTAAGTGCGCTCGCAGAAAAGCGTGTGGCCATCTGTAAATATATCGACATGGACGGCATTGTGCAAACCTTTGGCGGCGGCATCATTGACAAGATCGAGCGCATAATCGGTGATGATGGCCGCATGGAGATTCGCGTTTCTGGCAACAACCTGGCGCGGGAGCTCGCTTATCGCAGCGTCGGTGCGCTGGATCTGTCAGGCGGTGGTGCAGGGGTGGCGAATGCGCCTGATCAAATCATGGCGCTGGCCCCGGCCGGGTGGTCCATTACTGGCGGCACCACGGCAATCAATGCCTACGCTGGATACAGCGGTGAGTCTGTGCTTAACGCGCTTGCTGGGGTAGGGGAGTATATTGGCGAACATTGGCGGCTCGGTTCAGGGCGCACTGTGGAATGGCTCGGCATTGCCAGCACATTCGTCGCATCCGGTGTGCGTGCCGTCCAGCACGTCAATAACCCTGTTTCTGCAGAAACAGCTCCAGAAATTGCGCTGATTACCTCGTTCAAAGAGGTCAGTGATGCAGCGGAGTTGTTGACCCGCGTGATCCCGCATGGATCTGGCAATGGAGGAGTCGTACTCACATTGGCCGCCATTACCGATAGCGCGCCGACGGGTTACACCGTCAGCGCGGCTTCAAACTATGTTAAACGAGATGCCTCCGAAACTAGCTATGGACGGATTGAGCGCACATTAGATTTTAAGGACATTGCGCCGCTTTCCAATACAACCGCCGATATTCAAGCCGCCGCTAACATGTTGATGCAGGCTTGTGTGGAGCATTTGCGTCGCTATGGTGAGCCGCAAAAATTTTACGATATTGGTTTGTCCAAAGTAGATGAAGTATTGCGGGTAGGCACTACTTTGCGCGCTGTATATCGAGTGCTGGTGAATGGGAGCGCGGTATATGATCTCGATCAAGATTTCAATATTATCGAAGTCCAAAACCAGATCACAACTGAAGGCATCCACACCACAAACGTCACCATTTCTACCATTGACCGATTGCCGCAGTCTGATAACGAATTCCTCGCTGCAACTGTTCAAGCAGCGCGCATCGTGGCGGCCAAGCAACAGTTGGGCGCCAGTGTAGATACCTTTACGTATCGCGATGAGATGGATAACAGCAAAGGCGCCTCGTTTCGTTTCTGGACGGGAGATGAATACACGTCCATTCAGCGCGCGCTTTTGCGATTTCGCATTCAGCCATTGCGATCCACCGTCAAATCGGTGGCAGGGGCGAGCACCTCTACATCTAGCGGTGGCGGGTCTACCAGCGGCAGTGGTGGATCGAGTTCGCCGACCAGTTCCTCAGATGGAGTCCATAGCCATGTAGTGACATCCATCCCCGTTTCGGGCAGCCCAAGCACGTTGTCTACCAATGGCGGTAATTTATATAACTCATCAGGCACGCCAAAAACATTCAATACAGATGCGGTCGGAGCAGGCCATTCTCATTCAGTGAGTATTCCTGCACACACGCACTCTACACCAAACCATACGCATGATCTCACCCCAAACATTTCAATGGCCTATGGAATATTTGAGGAGAGTGGAGCGCACACGCTAAGCCTTGCTAATTTGATCATTAAACTAAATGGCGGCGCTGACCTAAATGCCAGCGTTACCGATATTGGCAACGGTTGGTATGAGCTTGATATCACCGATGGGTTAACCGACGCAGTTTACAGGCCGTCGCAAGAAAATAATGAGATTGCCATTACCACAGCTACTGCCAAAACGGCGCGCATCGAGGCGCAGCTCACTATTCGTGGCGTGGTGCAGGCTGTAGCTTATTCATAAGGAGAATTATGACAACAAATTACCATACCCCCATACCAACTGGCGCATCTGCCAATGCAGATACTTTTAATAGTCCACTTGGTGAAATGGACCAAGCCTTGACTGAAGCGCTACTTTTAGAGCGCGATGGTCATATTATTCAGGAAGAAGGATCTGATCTTGCTGCACAGGCCCGCCTTGATTTTGTTGGTGCAGGAGTAACTGTGACAAATGAGGTCGGGAAAACAAAGGTCACTATCCCTGGTGGAGTTACAGATCATGGTGCGCTGACAGGATTAGGCGATGATGATCATCCTCAATACCTGCTTGCATCAGGTTTGCGTGCAATGGATGAGCAGTCTAGTTCGCCGAGCAGCCCATCTGCATCAAAAATGCTTTTGTATTTTAAGAACGATGAAAAGCTATATAAGAAAAACTCCAGTGGCGTAGAAACGGAAATTGGAGGTAGTGGAGCAAAATTTGTTGCCGATGGGCGTTTGACATTAACTTCTGGAACGCCTGTGACGATCACTGATGTGACTGGCGCAACAACGGTGTATTACTCGCCATTTATCGGGAACCAGATTGGGCTGTATGACGGGGTAAGCGCTTGGACCACTATAACATTTGCTGAGTTATCGCTGGCATTGGGCACTGTAACTAGCGGCTTGCCCTACGATATTTTTATTTATAACAATGCTGGCACGGCTACGATGGAAAAGCTGGCGTGGACGAACAGCACCACGCGAGCAACCGCCCTGACTACGCAGGATGGAGTATTGGTCAAATCAGGAGCGACCACACGCAGATATATTGGCACAATCTGTGCTTCCTCAACAACTGCGACCGAGGACAGCCAGAAGAAGAGGTACGTGTGGAATTACTACAACCGCATGCCAAGACCGTTTTACTTCACCGATACAACAAACTCGTGGGCCTATACCACTACTTCATGGAGGCAATGGAATAACTCTTCTTCAAATCAGGTTGATTTTGTGATCGGGTGGTCTTTGGAGCCTGTGGAGTTGTCATTTGTGGCGGTGTCTTATTGCACGGGCATTGTCAATTACACATTCGCAGGCATTGGGCTTGATCGCTCCACCACGGACAGCGACGCAAAGATAAATGGACTAATGTTCGCGCCAGCCGACACAAGCGTGGCTGGCACAGCTATATACCAGGATTACCCTGGTGTTGGTAAACACTATCTGGCAGCAATGGAATATGGACGTACCTCCGCAACATTTGTTGGTGATGACGGCGGGACGACGGTAAAAACTGGTGTTACTGGAAAAATAATGGGATAAGCATGAAAACAAAACATATTATTTTAAGCATTGTTATATTACTTGTAGCTTGCACGGCCATATGGCCGTCTCAGGCGGAGGCAAATATTGGAGAAACGTT